AAAGCAGATAGAATTAAAGAAATTCGTGATAGAAGCATGGACACGAATAGGGCTGAACCTGACGGCCTAAAAGTTGGCGATTTTGTTAGCTGGAGTGCAAGCGGCGGAACTGCTCGCGGCAAGATTGATCGCATTGAACGTGACGGCTCTATCAGCGTGCCTGACTCAGAGTTCACAATCAACGGTGACGCTGATGATCCGGCGGCACTAATTACCGTTTACCGCGAGGAAGATGGTGAGCACGAGCCAACTGACACCAAGGTGGGTCATCGCTTCTCGACGTTGACCAAGATCCCGGCCCTGCGTTGGCTTGAGGGCAAGAACTACAAGCGCAGCGAAACTACAACCTTTGATGAGGTTGAGGAGCGCACTTATCAGTTTCCGTTCTCCTCTGAGTTTCCGGTTGAGCGTTACTTTGGCAGCGAAGTTCTGAGCCACGACAAAGGCGCAGCAAATCTTGACCGGCTGAATGACAGCGCACCGCTGTTGTTCAACCATGACCCTGATCGTGTGATCGGTGTTGTGGAGCGTGCCTACATCGACGAAAAAAAGCGTCGGGGTTACACGCAAGTGCGGTTTAGCCGCAATGAATTCGCTCAGGAAGTCCTAAGCGATGTGAAAGATGGCATTCTCCGAAATGTCTCTTTCGGCTACTCCATTGACAAAATGGAAGAGCGAGAACGTGGCGACTTTGTTGCCACATCTTGGAGTCCATATGAGGTCTCGGTTGTTTCGATCCCCGCTGATCCGGGGGTCGGGATTGGCCGTTCCTTAGTGGACTCCGAACCTGCAAAAGCTGCTCCGGCAGCACCTACCCAAACTGTTCCTGAAATGGAAAACACTGCACCTGATCTGCAGCAGGTGCGGGCCGAAGCCGCTGAGGCTGAGCGTTCCCGCATCGCTAGCATTTCCGCTCTGTGCTCTAAGCACAATCTCGAAGACATGGGCCGGCAACTCATTGAGGGTGGCCGTTCCATTGATGAGGCCCGCGCTGCGGTACTCGAAAAGTTGGGCGCTAAGCCTGTTGAAACCATCAAGCCTGTTGAGCTTGAGCAGCGTGACCACAGCAACTACCAGATTGCTGATGGCATCCGTGCCATGGTTACTGGTGACTGGTCATCACGCGGCGCCGGCTTGGTCCGCGAACTGAGCCAAGAAGTCATGCGCAATTCTGGCCTAACCGCCAGCTCTGAGCGTTCTTTCTACGTTCCGTTCAGCGCACTGACCCGCGCCACTTATGTGACGAGTGCTGCAGCCAATGGCGGCAACATCGTGGCCACTGACCTGCTCGATCAGGACTTCATTGAGGCTCTGCGTAACGCATCCCCGGTGATGGGTCTTGGCGTTCGCACCATGACCGGCTTGGTCGGTGATGTTGCAATTCCTCGCCGCTCTGGTGTTGCTTCCACCTACTACCTGAGCACTGAGACCACTGCAATCACGCAGTCGGAATCGACTTTCGATCAGGTGACGATGTCACCCAAGAACCTGGCAAGCCTGTCCAAGTACAGCCGCCAAACCCTTCTGCAGGGCACTCCTGGTATTGAGGGTCTGGTCCGCACTGACCTTACTGACGGTATCCTGACTGCTCTGGATGCTGCCGTGCTGAACGGCTCTGGTTCCTCTGGTCAGCCCACCGGCATCCGCAACACCACTGGCATTGGCTCTGTGGCGATCGGCACCAACGGTGGCGCCATCGGACTTGACAACATCGTTGATCTTGAGACTGAGGTCACGCAAGACAACGCTGTGGTTGGCAACGCCATGGCGTATGTGGTGAATGCAAAAACCATGGGCGCCTTGAAGAAAATCAAGGCATCTGGTGGTGAGTATCTCTACAACAGCGATTTGCAAGCTGTTGGTCGTGGCCCCACGCCTCTGACCCTCAACGGCTATCCGGTCGCTGTGACGAATGCTCTGCCTTCTAACATCACCAAGGGCACCGGAACCAATCTTTCGGCAATGGTTGCCGGTGATTTCAGCCAGGCCATGGTTGGCTTCTACGGCAACGGTCTTGAGATCGTGGTTGGCGAAGACAGCGATGACTTCGCTAAAGCTCTCACTTCCGTTCGCGGAATTGTGACCTTTGACGTTGCTGTGCGTCACGCCCAATCGTTCGCGTCTCTCGAAGACATCGACGCCTGATTCTGAGGAGGGGGCCGGCAACGGCCCCTTTTTTTCTTATGAAAATCACCTGCACTAGAGCAGTCATGGCATCTGGCAAAGCCCTTGAGGCTGGGCAAAGCTATGACGTGTCTGACAAAGACGGCGCTCTGCTGATTGGCATGGGCAAAGCTGTCGAGGCAAAGGTTGAAGAGCCCAAGCCAAAACGCACACGCAAGCCGAAGACTGATGGCGTTAGCTGACTTCCTTAGTAACGACCTTGACATCTTTTTCGACAATCCTTTTGGAGTGTCGGCAACGTCAGGTGTGACGACTGCGAAAGTCTTGTTTGATCAGCCCAGTCAAGTCTTGGCTGGTGACATGGTGCTCAGCACCGACTATCAAATTACCGCCAAGACTTCTGACTTTGGAACACTGCTGGCAGGAGCCAGCATCACTGTTGACTCAGTGGCTTACACCGTCAGAGAGACCCGCCTGATTGGTGATGGTCTGCTTTGTGAAATCTCGCTGCAGAAGACATGACGACGCTGCGGGAAAACATTCTTGATGACATCGTCAGCAGCCTTGCTGGCACAACCAACGTCGGAACGCGCATTTACAGAAGCCGTGTAGTGCCGTTGCAGCGTGGTGAAAGCCCTGCATTGGTTGTTGAGGCGATCAGTGACACACCTGAGCAGAACACAAGCCTGCCGACGCTGGACTGGACGCTCACAGTGCGCGTGTCCGTGATTGTGCGTGGCGACAAGCCTGATGAAGTTGCAGACCCGATTGTTGAGAGTCTGCACAGCAAGATTATGGCTGATCTGACGCTTGGCGGTTATGCAATCGACGTGCAGCCAAGCACAACGACTTTTGAGATGGTTGATGCTGATCAACCAGCTGGTGTGATTGGTGTTGAATATCTAGTGCGTTACCGCACCCGGCTCGCTGACCTGACTCAAGGCCCGTGACTATCATGGGTTTTGATAGTCAACTTCCTTTCTCTAACTGAGGTTTTGACCAATGGCACTTAGAACAAGTCAACGCCTTTTGTTGGCGAAAGAGGAGTCAACTTACGGCACTGATCCAACGCCAACAGGCAGTGCAGATGCGATCCTTGTTCGCAATCTTGACATCAGCCCTTTTCAGTCTGACGCTGTTGAGCGTGAGCTGATCCGCGGCTATATGGGTAACTATGAAGTGCTTCACGCTAATCAGCGCGTTGAGGTGACTTTTGAAGTTGAGATGGTCGGTTCTGGCACAGCCGGCACTGCCCCTGCATTTGGTCCGCTGCTCAAGGCTTGCGGCAACAGTGAAACAATCGTTGCCAGCACCTCTGTCACCTATGCCCCGGTAAGCAGCAGCTTTGACTCTGTCACTATCTACTTTTTCCAAGATGGCGTCCGCCAGAAAGTGACTGGCGCTCGCGGTTCGTTCTCGATCAACGCTGAGATTGGTCAAATTCCGACCATCAGCTTCACGATGGTTGGCATCTACAACGAGCCGACAGACGTTGCAAACGCAACGCCGACTTATCAGAACCAAGCCAAGCCAGTGCTGTTCAAGAACGGCAACACCACCAGCCAACAGCTGTTCAGCTATGCCGGTGCTGTGCAGTCGTTTAGCTTTGATCAGAACAATCAGAGCGTCTATCGCGAGCTGGTTGGTGGCAGCAAGGAAGTGCTGATCACTGATCGTCGTCCTGGTGGCAGCATTGTTCTTGAGGCCGTCACGATGGCAACCAAGAACTATTTCACCAGCATCACCGGCTCTGCTACTGGAAACAACACATTCCAGCACGGGCAAACTGCTGGCAACATCTTTACTTTCAGCGCACCTCAGACCGATTTGTCTGCTGTTAGTTACTCAGATTCTGACGGCGTTCAGATGCTGAATTTTGACTACACAGCAACACCGACAACATCGGGCAACGATGAGTACAGCCTGGCACTTACATAGTGCGCTAGTTTTAGGGTAAATAGTTCTTTTCATGGGATTCGTCCTTAAAAAGTCCAACACCTACAAGTGGCCTGTTTCTGTTGATGTCCCTGTTGATGGGGGCAAGCATGAACGGGTCACTTTTGATGTTGAGTTCAAAGACTTAACGCAAAGCCGTCTGCAGGAGATTGCTGAGCTGAGCGCAGAAGGGTCTCTGACTGATGTTGAGATTGCCCGAGAGGTGATGTCAGGCTGGGCAGGTGTTGAGGATGAGGACGGCAAGGAGCTGCCCTACAGCATCACCAAGCGTGACGAGCTGCTCGACGTGCCGATGATTGCAACGGCAATCGCTGGCGCATACTTGGAGAGCAAGCAGGGAGCTAAGCGAAAAAACTAGAGGAGGCCGTTGAGTATCTGTTCAACGGCCCTGATGACAAGTCAGAGCTGATGGCTGACGCTAAGGCGTTTGGCTTGGCACTGCCAGAGCCTGAAGCGCCTGAGCATTTTGAGGTGTGGCCTGATAACTGGCCTGCTGTTGAGATGTTCTTGCGTTGTCAGACGCAATGGCGCACAACGTCTGCAGGCGTTTGCGGTTTTGACTATGTAGCTCTTGAATGGCTGTTTAGACTGTATGAAGTCGAGGATCAGCCGACCGTGCTTGAAAATTTGCAGGTCATGGAGGCTGCGGCGGTCAAGATCCTGAACAAGGAGGGCAAGTAAATGACTGCCAAGTTTGGTCTGTTAATCGACGCAAAGACTAAGGGCGAGTACTATATCAAGCGCCTCGGCAACTCCATGCAAGGGGTTGAAGGTAAGGCCAAGAACCTTGGCATGGCTGTGCGTGGCGTTGGCAATGCCTTCAAGGCGTTGTTTGCAGCTGCTGCTGTTGCTGGCTTTAGCGCCTTCGTCAAAGGTGCGATTGATTCAGCCGATGCGTTTGGCAAGCTGAGCACTAGGACAGGCATTGCAGCCGACAAGCTGCAAGCCTACGTCAACGCTGGCAAGCTAGCAGATGTCAGCCAAAGCGAGATTGAGAACGGTTTGCGCAAGCTTACTCAGACACAGGTTGAGGCTTCTGAGGGCGTCAAAACTTATTCAGAGGCATACGCAAAGCTGGGCCTGAGCGTTAAGCAAGCAGACGGCAGTTTGAAACCATCTGATCAGCTGCTGGGTGAGATTGCTGACAAGTTCCAAGATCTGCCGAATGGCCCTGAAAAAGCAGCTGTTGCAATGGACATCTTTGGCCGTTCTGGGTCAAAGCTGATCACGCTGCTGAACGGTGGCACTGAGGCGCTTGAGCGTTTTAACTACGAGACTAGCGTCAATTTTGCGCAGAATGCAGAGTATTTCAATGATCAGATAACAACTCTGCAAATCAAATTTGACGGGTTCCGCAAGCAACTAGCTGACGCATTGCTGCCAGCACTTAACGCGATTCTTGAGGCGTTTAGTGATCTGTTTGACAGTGGGCAAGATTTCACGCCTTTGTTCAAAGTCATCGAGGCTGGTATTCGTGGCGTTGCCTCTGTCGTTTTGGGGTTAGTTCAAGCCACTAGATTTTTTGTGCGGACACTGCAAGACCTTGTCAAGATTGCAACGCTGGTCGGCCAAGGAAAATTTGGTCAAGCGTTTGACGTGGCAAAAACAGGCTTGGCTGACACAAGAGAACAGTTTTTCAAAGACATAGCCGCACAAGGGAAAACGTTGTTTGGCAGATCAGAAGTTGGAGTGGATTATGGCGGCGGTGGGACAGGCTTTACTCCTGTTCAAATTGATTCTGGCGGCACGCTTGATAAAACCACAGAAAAGGCAAGCGAAAATACGAAAGAAATGTCTGTTGATCTTGCGATCTTTTTAGCGGATCTTGAAGCGTCTGTGGCGGTTGCAGAGCAGTTAGAGGCTGAGCAATTTGCTGCTGGTGCTGCAATAGCTGAACAGTTGAATCAGCAAGACAAACTGAACGAGTCAACTAGCAAATACAAAATCACGCTTGATCAGGTTAAAGACACGCTGGCTAATCAAATGACCAGCGCCATTGAGGGGTTAATTGACGGCACTAAGTCTTTAGGTGAATCGCTGTCTGGCCTTTTGCGGACTTTTGCCAGCATGTTCCTACAGGCAGGCATGGGCTCGCTAGTCAATCAAATTATTCCTAGTGCTAAGGGCAATGTGTTCGCCCAGAACGGCATCGTTCCTTACGCCAAAGGCGGCTACATCGGCAGGCCAACAATGGCGCTCATGGGCGAGGCTGGCCCAGAAGCTGTGCTCCCCTTGCGCCGTGGCCGTGGTGGTCGATTAGGTGTTGAGACTTCTGGCACTGGCATCGGTAACGTGGTGGTAAACGTTGACGCTTCAGGCTCTAACGTGCAAGGTGATGCGCAACAAGGCAAAGCACTTGGACAAGTTATTGGTGCTGCTGTGCAGGCTGAGCTGATCAAGCACAAACGTCCTGGAGGGCTTCTGAGCTAATGGCTGCAACTACTTTTCCCAGCATTGCCGCTGACTACGGCGCAAGCAAGAAAGCGCAGCCTAATGTGCGTGTTGCTCAGTTCGGTTCGGGTTACTCGCAGCGTTCAACGTTCGGCATCAATCAAGACCCGAAGGTTTGGGATTTGTCTTGGGTAGACAGAACTGCTACGGACGCAAATAGCATTGAAGATTTTTTAGAAGCCAGGGGCGGAGCCGAG